GTTTACGAGCTTCGTCAGCCATTGAGGTAGCAAACTCTTTGACATAATCGGTAGCAACCTTAGCGCCACCTGAGCCAGACCCACCGCCAGCACCGCCACCAGTCAAAACGCTACCCGTAACAGTTCGACCAGCGAGAGCGCGAGCAAGCCCAGGATCTAGTCGAGTCTTATCGGCTTCTTTGCTGTTGATGTATTTGAGAGCATCGCCAGTAGCCATGCCCATAATCTTTGCGAACTCGCCAGGGTCGCCATTGAGCAAAGCGGTGAACGCTGCCGGCACAGTTTTGAAGCCAGCGAACAAGTCGCCAACTAGAGGGGTAAGAGTTTTGACCGCATCGGCAACGCTAATGATTGCATCTGCAAAGTCTTTGATGTCTTGCTGACCTGAGTCGCTTGCCATGTAGTTAGCAAAGTCTTCAAGGTAAGGCAGTAGCGCCATACCGATTTGCTCTTGCATTTCACCGAAGATGATGTTTAGGCGCTGAATAGGATCGTTGTTAGCGGCAGCTTTAGAAGCACCATCGAACTGTTTAGCCAGTTCGCCCATAGGGTCAGAAGCACCCTTGATGCTAGGAACAAGTTTTAGAAGGCTAGTGGTCGAGCCGTTGACTGCCTTACCAAGAGCAAGCGAAACCGCGCCGAGGTCTTTACCCGTGCCAGCAGCAACATCAAGAGCAAGGCTAGTTAGAGAAGTAGCCCGAGCAACATCGCCAGTTGCACGAACAAGCGAAGCGAAGGCTGGGCGAATAACATCATCAGCAACCGAGGCTTGCTTTTGCATCGCTGCAATGCTCGCCTCGACAGAACTGATCTGAGCGTCAGAAGCGCCAATGGTGTTACGAAGTTGGTTGGCTAGAAGTGCCTGACTCTTAGTGTCTTCGATGGCAGCAACGGTTGATTGCTTCAGCCCAGCAACGATAGACGAAAGCCCGACACCAATACCAGCAGCGCCAAGAATACCCTTGAGGCTAGAACCAATCTGACCAAAAGCCTTCTCAGCTTTCTTCAGACCCGTATCGTCAAACTGTGCGGCAATGACCGCTTTGATAGCACCTGGCTTTGCCATGTTAGTTACCTAGTTTTCTGTTAGCGATGTCGATAGCGTGTTGAATAGCGTTAGCAACGCCAGAATAAATCTGGGGCATCTTGCTTTCAATAGCCGGATAAACATAACGAGAAGGCTTTTTAGGCAGGTTCTCAATCAAGCCTCGACCTTGCCCGTTCAAAGTGTGCGAGCGAGTTCCACCCTTGTAAGAATACTCACGGGTTTTGCCAGAGGTGCGAACCTTGTTCGTCTTACCAGCCATGTCCACGATGTTGAAACCAAACTGGTTATTAGAACCGCGTGAAAGAATTGCGGCCAAGTTTGAAGTCGTTGATCCGAACGCTCTTGAGCGCTGACCAGGCGTGATTGAAACTGTGACCTTAACGGCAGACCAAGCGGTGCGACCATTGTGACTCATACCGTCAACACGGCGACCAGCAAAAGGTGAAACGGCTGGCGTAATGGCTTTGATGGCAGTAACGGCAGGGTTAGCAATCGTGCGGATTTCTTTACGCATTTGCTTCAACGCTTCAGGCTCGAACTCCCTCAGCACCTTTACGGTTTCTTTTACGCCGTAGAACTTCACAGGCTCTTGCATGACACCACCAATCTACTTCTATTCTACCGAACGACAAAGCCCCCAACCGAAGTCAGGGGCTAAGTCTATGAACGGGGTTGATTACGGCTAACCAAATAACGACCCATAGTCCATAACATACGCTCACTCTCTTGCAGAAGAAGAGAAGGGGCTATGCCTGTTTCACAAGCAAGGCTGGCGATAAACCAATGAGTTGAACTATCGCCAAGCCCAACTATTTTGGGGTGTCAGTAGGCCCAACCGAAGCGACATCAGCAAGCCAAGAGTCAAACTCTTTGACGACTAACTTCTGCCGATTCAACGAAGTCCACGCCAACCAAACAAGGTGAGTAAACTTCATTTCGGATTCGAGCTTTGTAACACTCAGATTGAACTTGTCTTCAAAAGCAACAAGATCAGGGGCGGTCGCTGAAACATCCAGCGACTCGCCTGACACATACTCAACGCGTAGGTTAATTTTCATGAGTTTGAGTCTACCTGATTAGGCGGTTGCGCGAGTTACTGTGCCAGAGGTTGGCCAAGTAACTGACAAGGTAGCAAGGTCGCCAACAGACGAAGCAAAAGGCTGGTATGAGTTGCAAAGCGCAATTGCGGTGTATGAAGGGTTAGTTGCTGAAACCGAGCTTGAAGTCGGGGTGATGACTACGGTTGCTGCGGTGTTGAAAAGTGGGAACAGGGTTGCATCTACCGAGCCAGCAGCGAAGTCCTGGTTGAAGTTCAAAGTGATTGAACCAGACTTTAGACCACCGGTAACGGTGCGCCATTCGCCACCGAAGGTAGTGGTGTCAACCTCGTCAGCCGAAAGGCTTAGGTCAACAGAGGTGAGTGATGATGACAAGTTCGTTCCATTCAGGGTGATCTTGTAATCAGTAGCGACAAACTTTGCCATTGTGATTTCTCCTAATTAGTTAGCCTGAACGGTGAGGTCAAACTCAGCCGCCAAGTATGTGTTTTCTGCAATTGTGATTGAGCCGTAGTTTCTCATCGTTGTCACTACGCAGTCATAAGCTGAACCGCCTAGTGTCTTATCTGATTCTACCGCAAGTTTGATAGACGATGCCCCCGTTGGAGAGCAGTAAGCGTCTAGGCTTGCTTGCGATGTGCGCTCAGAAACGCGCCCAACAACTACCGTAACGGTGAAGTTGTAAGTATTTAGACCGCCAGTTGAAAACGAGCGATGGTAGTCAACGCTGCTCGGTGCAACGATGGCATATGGTGGGTTTACATTGTCAGGGATGTAACCGGATGATGATGTGCGAAGCCCTGAGATTGTTCCCAAGTTAGTTGCGATGCCTGTTCGTAGGCTTGCGATTGAGGCCATTAGGCGAACTTCACAATCCTGTAAGGGTCAACCAACTGAGCAACATCAGGATCAAGGCGTGAACCGACACGGATAAAGCCCAAGTCTGGCGAACTAAGAACACCAAGCGGTGAGTCTAGGCGCTTGAAGATTCGGCTCGCCTGGATGATGGTTGCTTGCTTGATAGCAATAGGGATAGCAGACCAACCCCAAACGCCTGTAACCTTCACCAAGCCTTCACCATTGTAGATTGGGAAAGTGTAATCACCGATGGCTCGCAAGCCGTTGTAAGGCACAGGCAAGCCGTCTACACGCCCATTGAGCGGTAGCACCTCATAGTCGCTTGCTTGCCAGATGGTGTCATAAGTGCCGTCAGCTGAGAAGTCGGTTGCAACCTCGCTGATAGAAACAGCATCATCAATGTCGGTCTGGTAGTCGTTAGTGGCTGCGTAGTAGCGAGCGGCTGTGCCAGCGTTGTAGAACGAACGCGCGGTATACGCATCAAGTAACCGGCTTGCACTCTCAATAGCCATCTCTAGCAGGCTGTCATCGATTGAGTCAGTTATGCGTAGCGCACTTTTGACCTCTGCGAGAGTTGCGTATCCGTTGGTAATCATGTTTCTATTCTACCGCTTTGCTAACCGTGCCTTAATGTCGGTGCTAGAGATGCCTTGAGTGTAAGGGATGTAAACCAAACCAATGCCACGCTCGTCAAGCCAATCCTGCGTAAAGCCCATCTGCGTGTAATAGTCACGCCTAGCCCAGTCCGAGCCGATAACAATCAGATCAGGGCAAACCCAATCAATCGCTGTTGTGCTATCTGCACCGCCCCAGTTTTCAATCACTTTATCGACATACTTGCAAGCGAGTAGCACAGCCTTACGCTCGTGATAGTTCATCACAGGGGGCTTGCCTTTGTAGGCTTCAATAAACTCATCGCTGTTTAGGCTCACAACAACTTTGCCATTCTTGCCAGCAAGTTCTCGGCATTTCTTTAGTAGCTCGATATGCCCCCAATGTAGAAGGTCAAAGGTCGCTCCCGTATATACCGTCAATCCCATCTGTTTGCCCTTCTTGTTTTGAGAGTCCAACCGCCCTGCGTGAAATCGCCCTCGGCTTGCTTGTCGTCAAACAGCCTCATGTTAGCTGCGAATGATTTTGAGTTTACCGTCTGATAACCGCTATTAAGAGTTGAACTATTTTCGTGATGAACCGTTGCAGGAATGTGATTGATTGCCACACCATGATGGCGCACACGCCGCTCAAGATCATTGTCATCAAAATAAAGAGGATAAAAGCGTTCGTCATAAAGTCCAACCTTGTCAACCATGCCTTCACCAAACACAACCGCAGACCAGGGTGGATTGATGTCTAAGAAGTTCAGCGCCTCGGTGTCAACCTGTTCGCTAACTGTCTGCAACGCACCAGCCTCAAACCATGCATCATCGTTCACCAGAAGCCAATAGGGGGCATACGGGGTTGCTTTGATAACCAAGTTCCAAGCACCAACTAAACCCAGCCCAAAAGGCACACGGATGTGCCATTGGTGTTTAACAAAATCAGACTTAGGGGCAACCCACTCGCCCGTGCCAGAGTTATCCACAATAACAAGATGCTCAACAGGGTAATCAATCGAAGCAATCAAACGCTCGGCAAGGTCAAAGCGTTTCAGCGTAGCGAAACCAATAACCGGAATCATGCAAAACCTAAAACCTGTTTGCAGATTTTCATAAAGTCTGATTTCACTTTTTCGACTTTTCTAGCAAGCGACCAATGACAGGTAGCCAATGCTTCTGCCAAACGGTGTCAACATCAAACTGTTTAGCGAAATCAATAGCAACCTGGCTAGTGCCACGCTCGGCCTGATAAGCCTCTTCTAGTGCGTTCACAATCGAAGGCACAAGCGGCATCTGCCAAAGGGCGTTCTGCCCAGCATCCCACATCGGCTGACCTTCAACCATCCAAGAGTCATCGCCAAGCAAGTCAGGGGTTGCGCCCCAACTTGAACCAATCACACGAGTGCCACAGCTTTGTGCCTCAACCGTAGGCACTCCAAAGCCTTCACCGTAAGAAGTAGCCAGCAACACATCCATAGCGGTGTAAAGCCCAGCAAGGGTTTCTTGCGAAATGCCATAACGGTAATCAACAAACGGTGGGAACATAACCGACTCTTTAGGAATACCGAAAGAAGCAAGCAACGGAAGCAACTGCCAACCACCAAACGACCCAAGCGGATCGGTGTGCATATACAAGACCGCATCAGGGTGTCGCTGGCGGAAGATGCTGAACGCCAAAAGGTTCTCGCTGAAAGCCTTGCGGTGAATCAACCCCGAAGCCTTATTAGCCGCAACCATGCCCACAACAAACTCATCAGTCAAACCCATGTAGTCACGAGCAGGTTGCCCCTCAATGTCATCAGTTGGCTTGAAGATTTTAGTATCAATGCCGTGAGGCACATACTCACACTCAATGCCCTTAGCCTCCATCTGCCTGACACCATTCAGCGCCATAGCAATCGGAGTGACATTAGGTTTTTTTAGCCACGCTTCAACACCTGGGGGCATAGAAATGTGGTCGATTGGACACCAAGAAGCGATGTTCATCTTGTCATATTGTGCGCCCTTTAGAACCCATACATCGTAAAGAGAAATCCAAACATCGCGCTTGCCGGGATTTTGAGATTTCCAATGAGCATGGTGCATAGGCCCAACATCATTTGAGTAAGCCTCAGAACCGCGAGGATAGTGGGGAACTTCACCGTAAGGGCTGCGATAAGTAGACACATTGCCTTCAAGCCCGTAGTTAGATAATGCCGCGACTTTAGCGCCATCGCGCTTTAGCCTGTCAATCAGATAGCCAGCTTGTTGGCCGTATCCAGTCGGTTCATGTGGCGAATTAGACCAAACTGATACAACGCCATCGATTTTATTTTTACCCATAGCAATCCCTTTCGTAGTAATATAAGACTAGCAAAGAAAACCCCTGCGATGCGGAAACATCCAGGGGCATGACCAAACTAATAAGGAGTTTGATGTGACTAATACTAAAGCCTGTTCCTCATGCAAGCAAATCAAAGACTTCGATTTGTTCTCGAATAGTTCGCAGACCAAAGACGGCAAAGACCGCAGGTGCAAGGAATGTAAGAGCCAGCAATTTAAAGCATGGCTTGAAAAGAACAAAGAAGCGAATCTTGAACGGTCAAAAAATTGGCGTGTAGAGAACCCCGAGCGCAATCGAGAAAATAAAAACGCATGGAATCGAGCCAATCCAGAAAAGGCTAGGGCGCGCACTAGGGCATGGGTGCAAGCGAATCCAGATAAAAAGCGTGAGAACAATAGGCTTTGGGAAATTGCTAACCCTGAGAAGGTAAGAGCAAAGGGTAGGAACTGGGCAAAAAATAACCCGAATAAGATAGCTCAAAAAAATCTTCGTAGGCATAGCCGAGTATTGGCTAATGGCGTTTACTTTATCTCAGCAAAAGAAATCAAAGCATTGTTGCAAAAACCATGCTTTTACTGCTCATCAAAACTGAATCCAACGCTTGACCATGTTGTGCCTGTAAGTCGCCACGGATCTCATAGCATTGGTAATCTAGTGACCGCTTGTAAATCTTGTAACAGTTCTAAGGGCGACAAGTTTATTACTGAATGGCGCAGATAGAGGAAAGCCCCCAACTCCCTACGCAGAGTTGAGGGCCTTCCGGCTTTGTATCAAAGACTAGCTTGCGCCACCCTTGAAATACTGAATGTGTGCTGCATGGGTTAGGCCACCATCGATACGGGTTAGACCGCGGTAGGTGACAACGTCATTAGCAAACGAGTAGTCCGAGCTTTGGTCAACGCGAACGCCGCCAGCAACACGAACCTTGAACGAGTCAAGCGCACCGAATAGAACAGACTTTGCGCCAGTCGCAACAGCGGCAACTGCTGGGTTCTCGTAAACCGAGTAACCAAGAAGGGTTGCTGCCTGACCAGGAACGGCTGAGTCAGTCCAGATGTATGAACCGTTTCCATCCTTCAACTTACGAGCAACTGCTAGACCAGACTTAGCCATCTGGAAACCGGTGCTTGGAAGTAGACGAGCCGAGCCATCGATTGAGTAAACAAGGTCGATTAGGTTCTCGTAGGTGAACGCACCCGATACGCCAGTTCCACCGGTAACGGCTGAACCTGCTGCTGCTGCAAGCTTGGTGGTTAGAACAGAGTTGGTCTGAAGACCGATTGCCTTACCAAGTTCCTGAGCGATGTAGCCGGTGATGTCGAAGCCTGCATCTGCAACAAGTTCTGAAGCAACTGAAACAAGCGCACCATACTTCTCAGCACCAAGAGTGATTGATGAGAAGGTTG